TTCGTCACAAAGGTCCTTGAACATATCAATTACCTTCTTTACAGCATCTCTTAAATACTTGTAACCTGCACCACGGGCGAGCGTAGTAACGTCGTCTCCCTTCCAGTTCTTGCCAAGTTCTGTTTTTCTATACAAAGTGCAAGCATAACTCATGCAAATATCTTCAAGACGTGTAGCATTATCTATTGTAATATGTTTATAGAAATTATGCCCTACTTCTTCATTCTTAGCTCTAATGGCTTGTGCAATCTCTCCTAAGTCATTAATTGTACGAGCTTGTACAGCAAGTGCATCAATAAACTTAGATCCGCCTTCGAGGTCTACAATAAGGTTATTCTCTAGCTGTGCCAGAGCACTAGTCTTACCTGCTTTCATTTACATTCTATCTGGTTCACTACGCCAGATACGTTCTCTTATGAACTGCTGCATGTCACCATGCAGATTAGACTATATCACCACCTGTCTATTTGTGACTAAGGTGAACGCCATTTCCATCTACAAACGTTTTAGATGTACTCTCTTTCGAGATAGTCGTTGAACTTTTTATGGTTTCAAGATTATTATATATTCTTTCTATTTGGTCTAGGAAAAATGATAATTCCAAATCCATCTTCATCTTATTACAGCATCCACAACAAGGTACACAATTTTTTGTGTCATATCCTTTTGAGTTATCAACCCTGTCTATTCCTAAACATTGTTCTTTTCCACAATAATGACACTTTCCGCATAATATTTCATTTGCTTCTTCCAATGTCAAATTAAATGGAATTCCTCTATCAATTGCTGCTTTTCTAAAATGTTGATATTTTACCCGTATTTCTTTAGGTAATTTGTCCTTATACATTTCTGCAAAATTTGCAGACCTCCATTTACCAATACACTTTATACAAGATTCATGTTCTCTATTTAAGAGCCCATCGTTACGCATACGGATTTTACTTCCACATTTTGTACAAGTGCATAAAAAATATATCCTGTTTTTAGATACTGCAGACAAATCTATATCGTCTACATGAATACATCCGATATTTTTTCCAATGTATTCTTTATATCTGTTTATTGTTTCTTCTTTAACCATAACTTAGCTGCTAATCGTGTTAATGTTATTTATCCGTTCTTTGTTATGTAACGTATAAACAACATAAACAGGTTTCAGCAATTAAGCGTTTTTTCGATAAATATTTCTATTTAAAGGCCCAAATTACTTAGGCAAGCCGTATAAAACTAAATATTGTGGATTTGTCGAAGTTGCAGGAACTTTTTGAGTAGGTAAAGTTATCATATTGACTTATAGTTCTAATGATTAAAGGATGTTAATATTAATATTCGTAGCACCCTTGGTGTAGATATTAATAATAATATCCTTGGTGTTCTTGTTCAGCGAATTCAAGAATGAAAGATCGCTAAACGTGGAATACTTATACAGGTCAAAACCAATCTGAATCTCATCATCGTAGAAAATGATGGGAGTACCATCGGTAAGTGTATAAGTCGTATTCAGCTTGAAGGGAATAATATAATTCTTCTTCAGCTTCTTGTAATTAGTAAGGAACTTAGCGGCCTTAAAGAAGTCATTGTCAAACTTCGGCTCCTTCTTGGGCTTAGCATTAATGAGGATGTCATCCAGATAATCGTCCTCATAATTCTTGAACAAATAACTATTCTTCTTTGCTATATCAGCAAGAATAATATCATCGAGAATCTTAGAATAGTTTGTAGTGTTACCGTAAAAGGGATTATTGTTCGTGTTCTTACTATAATTGAAAGTCTTAATCATAATTCAGCCTAATTTTTAAGTTAATACTTGTCATCCACAACGTATTAGCTTTCAATCAAATTGTTAAACATTAGGTCATTCTCGAATTCAAGTATACAAGGCTTACCTGCATCTCTATTTTTTAGCATATGCATATAAATCTTGTTTTGAGTAGGTAAATGATTTGGCCCATATTCTTGTATATTCAACAACTCTGGTCTTTGCATGACAAGCACATAATCGCTTGCTTGAAACATTGCATCGGATGACGATAAATCACTACGCATAGGATAGTGTCCTAGCGGGTTATTTATCCTTTCTGAAGATTCAATATTTCTATTCATTTGAGCAATTTGTATAATAGAGGTAAGCGGATATTTCTTCGCCTGAATGAATACTCGTTCGAGATCACTCGTAGTTTCTATTACAGAACCAATTTGCTTAGTTAATAACGTATGATCGTAAACTATAATAAAGTGTTTTTTTGTTCCTTTCACATACGTTTCATAGAAAGATTTTATAATCTGTTCTATCTGCATAGGAGTACCTGGATTGTCTACAAAGTAGATTGGATATTCCTTTAGCTGATTAGATACTGCAACGACTTTTCTAAAAGTTTCTTCGTCGAGGTCCGTTTCCGAACTATACAGAGTAGAAGTCGTCTTTCTAAGTTTACTCGAAAGAGTTCTTCCAACCTGCCTAAATCCAACCATCTCTAATGAGAAATTTAGAATGATTATATCTTCAGATGGGTTCAAATCAATTAAATCGGTAGTCATCAAGTTGACAAAACTTGATTTACCTGTTCCTGAAATGCCGGCTATGGTATAAACGGTATTTGGTTCAATACCTCCCATACATTGTTTGTTGAACTTGGACCATCTAGTTTTAAGAGATACAACTTTATGTTCTCTTCGTCCGGCAATATAGTTGATAGCTTCTTGAGCTACAACTGACATTGGTCGTACGTTATATAAGTTCTGTTCCATACAAATTAGCGGTTGTCTTATTTGAATCCTGCATTTCTTCCTCAATAGCTTCCCACTGACTTCGTGTAAGCCAATTCCACATGGTCATCATATAACTTATACTACCTTCTCGCATTCTCTTTGAGATTTCGTAATCTAAGCATTTTATGATATGTTCTGCCATAGCCGAACTTTTACCACATTTGCTATTAAAGAAGTGCCGACACTTATTTACATTAGCTCTAAGATAGCTTTTTGTACCATCCTTTCGCATAACATACACTGGATACATCTCGTAAAATAAGTCGAAATAGTCTTTATTCAGTTTTATAGACTCTTTCAATTTATCGGTCGGACTGTATATCAGTGAATCTCCTCTCTCGATCGATTCGACTAATAAGTTATCGATTAAGTATTGTATCTCTTCGTCGCTGATTAGGCTGACAATTTTCTGGACGTCTTGATATTTAGGCTGATTCTTATCCAATACAATACTTAAGAACAATAATTGATTTGAGTTTAGCTCTGGAAATGAATCCAAAAGCTTAGTGTTTACTTCAATAATCATATGACTCGTGGTTCTGCAATTACTAAAATAATGATAGCTGTTGTTCAGTAAAGTCCGCTATCACTTTTTTGGCTTCACTGATATAGTAACGATAGTTAATCTTGCGATCTTCTATCGGGAGGTCGTCAAACTTATTCAGGATTGTAACTCCTGATTTCGTTAGCATATTGGACCACGATTCTTCTTGTTTATATTCATTCCAAGAAGATATGTTCGTAGGCTTTTCGTTTTTCGTAACCTTGAACAAATATGGTCCGTTTGTACTTGCGTAAAATCTATTGATACGTTGTATAGGTTTATCACCATGTACAACTTTAAACTTCTTATCTACGGCTTGTGACATTAAGAAATCACGGATGTCTCTGTCCTTCTCAATAAATTCTGTCACTGGTATGTTTTGTGTAAAGTATGCTATTATAGCCTTGGGAATAACCACTGGCGATAAACCTTTGCCTAGTTTGGTCTTGGTTATAAACATACCCTTTTCTTCAATACTTCCATCCTTCAAGACCCCAAAGTAGTCATTGATGGCATATTGATAGAATGCTTCGTACTCATTCGTTTCAAACCCAAGTCGTGTAATCTGTTCAACCTCTGAGATGGCTTCCTGAATTCCTTCTCTAAGGCTGTTTTTAGCCCTGTAGACAACGCCGTCTGTGTTAACCTGTATAATTTCACATCCGAGCTCTAAAAGTCTGTCTACGAGCATTAAAAGGATCAGCTGACCGTTTATTCTGATCTTAAAAACATTGAACGGATCATACATCCAACTCACCTCCTGTTGCATCTTGCCTGTAGGAGAATTAAGCACGATCTTTAAAAACAGATTCTTAATCTTTTGACCAGTACGTTTTGCTTCTATTCGCTCGTAATAAATACTTTCGAATATATCGCAAAATAATTTTCCCAAATGACGTGGTCCAAGTTGATATAGAATCAACAAGGAAGGATACATTGATGTCACATCAGCATGTCCTATAAATTCGTCATCTTTTGGGAGGAATATCTGCGGTGTGTGGATAGAATGAATTCCACCTACTCCTACAGAATACACCACGTTCGAGAGAACAAACTTCTTCTCGTAGCTTTTGCGTTCTTTAGAATACACAGTCTGTTTCCGCATATCCTCTAAAACGTCTTGTAACTTTGGATTTTTATATTTTATAAATGGCATGATAACATCCTTCAATGGAATATAATCCATAGTAGAACGCATTTCCTTTATAACATTTTTTGGAATACCTGATTGCTTAGAATATTCTTCTAACAAGAAGGTTTCTGCCATCTTAACACTGTCCATAGAAAGACAATCTATGCCGTGTTCTTGTTCAATGAACAATCGCAATTCAATATCAGGTTTCAATCGGCTTAAAAGCTCTTCTGTTGATTCTACATCATTGATATTATACAATATCATATTGTCTATTTCAGACAAAGGTAGAAACTGATTAAAGTCTCCTTCATATTCATAGACATTTTTATAATGCATAGTTACTTGCATTGTCTTAAGACCTACTCGTAACTTCTGACTGAATTGCATTGTGAGTATATCCATCGATTGAAAGTAATGTGCATACTTCCATCGTTTGATTTTCTCACGACTTCCCTCTTCGTCTTCCACGATTGTTTGCGAAAGGTTATAAAGAGACTGACAGATCCTCCAGTAAGGCAGACCTGTCAGCACTTTGTAATAATCTATTATGTAGTTTATTACAACATCATCATAATGATGATTGTTATAACCGCAAAACATGAACAAATCATTACTGAAAAATTGGACTAATTCTTCAATCTGATTTTTTCTTTCTGAGATTTCGAACTTGTATAATTCTTTAGTCTCAGTATTCTTACAACAGCAGTGGAAACAGTTTGGGAATATCTCAATATCGTAAACGCATACTTTACAATTTCTAATAATCATCACACATTGTCTTATAGATCTTTTCTATGTGGGATTTAAAGAATTCTAAAGAATAGTTATTTTTCATCTTGTTGCATATACCACAACAAGGAACAACATTTCCTTTTTCGTATCCTTTCATCGAATCTACTCTATCTATTCCTTCTGCAATTTCTTTTCCACAATATACACAAGGTTTTGATATTATAGATTTTACATCGTCGTCTGTAAGATTGTATGAGATATTACGTTTCTTTGCTCCAGATTTTATAGATGCTATACGCAGACGTTCTCTTTGTGTAAATCCTGTTTCTTGTGTTCTTGTATCTATTATATATTGTCCGTAGCAATATTTACAATGTTTTACATTTTTCTTAGAACTTGCTCTAAAATTATGCCAGAACGTCTAGAATACTTTTCCACAATTATTACATTTTACTGTAATAACATATCTCCACAAATTTCTGCCTTTGCAATTTATTTGTATGACATCATCTAAAGATAAAATTGTCAGACAGCCATTGGTTTTTCCAACCAACTATTCTTCTGTTAATTTCGTTCCAAATCGTTTATCCATATTCATATAATCTAACAACTACGATTCGATTCCGTATCCACATGACTCTAAGGTTCTTTAGTTAATACTAGGAGTTGCATTGGGATTCGAACCCAATTTATATGCACGCTACACATATAATTCCGAACGCTTTTCTTACAACTCTCTTTGTCAAAGTTAAGTCCGTTCTCTTCTTTCCCTAAATCTATACGATGGCTAATGTCACCAAAATTCCATTAATAGGGTTACTTGGTTGCTATTTATTCTATCAACTTATTTGAACAATTATCCGCATCGAATGCCTTGAATTACTTCAAGTAACGGCTGCGCCTGTAATACTTAACTTTTTGTGGCGCGTTAAGGAGTCGAACCTCTCTACTGGACCACATCCAGAGTGCTACCGTTACACTAAACGCCCGTTTGAGACAGATTTGGAATTCAGTACTGTCTCGTTGTAAGTCATTCTTATCTTACACTCTCCTTCACGCGGTGAGTCCGCCAAGGAGTGTTACTATTCTATTTGTCCTCTTATCCGACTTTCTCACTTCAAGTAACAGTTGTGTACACCGAGGAATCGAACCTCTCTTTGTTTCGCGAAGGCTTGCTTAGCAATGCCTCAAAGAACCGTCCTAACGCCAATTAGACTCCGGTAGTGTACTAACACAGTTACATAGATAGCGTCACGTATAGTGTTGCACTCAAAGGTGTTTTCACAAACTCCCGAATACTATCTAGAGGCTTTACTGTGCATTATGCGGCTTTAGGCAAGATCATACGACCTTTTTTCCGTTTATGATCTTTCAAGTTACCAGCAACAAGGTTTGCACGTTTGGCGTGCACCTTATTCACTGTTTCTTGTGCCTTTTTGAGAAGTTTGGAGTCTTTATCCAGTTCATTCACACGGTGACCATCACCGTTGATGTCCTTTAGCTCGGCTATCTTCTCTTCTTTGTACTTTTCTGTACCTGTTTTGCTGGTTTTAAACCGACCAGTTAGCGGTAATTTGTCAAACATAGAGACGACGAAGTCTCGAATGCGAATCAAAGCCTGTTCTTTCTCAGCTTCCCAAGCTGGAATCATCTCGTCCTTGAACAAATCGTCATCAGGACACGGCTTCGGATGTTTCTTTTCCCATTTCTTTAGCTTATCTTGAGCATAAGCTTCCCACTTAGCGGCCTTACCGAGGTTCTTCCAAAGAGTTTTCTGAATTTCTTCATACTTCTTTGTTGGGAATGTAGAAGCTACATGCACTTTTCTGGTTACGCGACTTTCCTTGTCGTATACCCATTCCACATGTTTCTTCATCATTGGTTTTGGTTGTTTGTATCCACCTTCAGGAATAGTCCATTTTGCAGATTCAGGAATATTTGCTGCAATTTTAATTATGCTATTCTTAACGGTATTTCTACGACTATAGGCTGCAAGATTCGCTACTTTTCTTCTACGAACCTTAATACGTATGTTGCTATGTCCCATATTAATCTACTTATGAAGTTTAACATACGTTATGCGGCCTTTTTAATTGACGTAGAGGCCTTTTTCGGGGCCGTAGAGCCCTTTTTATGGTTCAGCTGTACAGTTGTAGCGGTGCCGCGTTT